ATTTGCTGATTGTATATGTATCTAATAACTTTTTCTCTACTGGTCTGTATAGTATGTTCATTATCTTTGCCCAATTCTCATCTATTGTTATTTGTCCGAACTTTGTAATATCTGCGTAAGCACCATATGACATATTAGATAGATTAGGTTCAAATCCATATTCAACATCACCTATCTTAACAAACCTCTGCAATTCCAAATCTGTTTTACCAATGAACTGCATCAACTCATACTTTAATAAATTATAATCATCTACGGATACCCCTGTAAGATATTCAGGCGATAAACCACATAAGTGTAAGAGTAGAACAGCAGTTGTTGCTTCCTCATCCCCTTCGTAGTTCTTTAAATCCTTTTGTAACTCTAACCATTTACGAAGCGTAATATCTTCATAGGAAGTTGGTATTCTTAATTCAATTTGTTTTTGCATATAATAATAGTGTTAATCTTTTTACTTTGGCTTCTTCGTTTTGCAGTTTAGCATTCATCATAATCATCTTTGCTTGCAAGTCCTCATTCTCTTTACGCAAGTATTGTGCTAATTCTATTAATTCCTTTATCTCCTCTTCATTCCATAATCTATCTGACTGTAATTGCATATGTTCCTTTTTTAATTGCTTTCTGTGTTAATCTCATCATACCTACATAACGAGCTGCATCCAATAAGTGGTCTAATCCACCTTCAGGTGTATCAGTTACATAACCATACTTATCAGTTGCGTATTGGTAGCCGTACATTTCATTGATTAGGTTTTGTGATGTGCGTAATATGTGTATCTTATGATTCTGTAATACCGATATACCAAACTTAATACTATCCTTTCCCTTTGTTACTGCTTTAGCATTAAATCCGTATCTGTATAATTCTTCTATGCTGCGGGGTTCTGAACTATCACACCATATCTCATAACTCTTATCAATTTCTTTTTTAGATAATGCATCAGCTATATCTTTTAGAACTAATCCTTTTTCGTAAAGAACTTCTTCAATGTATATGTTATCACCATTCTTATATAGGGCAACAACAGCAGTAGGGTCTTGCGAATATCCCCAGTCTAATCCGAATGCCACAAACTCTGCTTCAAAATCATCTACTATATCAAACTTATAAACTGCTTTTTCATTAGGAGCAAACTCACCCAATCCATATATCTTCCAATACTTTTCATTCTTTGTTTGTAATTCTTCAATTGCTGAAACCATTTCTTTTGGCAAGTATGGATTGTCTTTGTATGTAGTAACGTATCTTTCACAATCACTCATTTGTCTTAACCAATGATATGGTGATACTGTCGGGTTGTATGCAAGAATGATTTGACCTGTTGTACGAATGCTTAACTGAAAATAACTTTCTTCATCTATTTCGGATGCTTCATCAATAAAGAGGATGTCAGATTTGATACCACGCAGCTTCTCTGCATCATCAGTAGAAATAAACTGAATAGTGCTATCGTAATAACTCCATATCCTATCCGTACCATTGTAATCCGCTTCATTCCAAATACCTAATGATTTAAGAATATCTATGAAATCCTTTATGACTGTACGTTTGAGTGAAGGTATTGTTTTACGAACTACCGTGATGCTTAATCCTTCTCTCTCAATCATTTTAACTAACAGATATTGTAGTATTGCGTAGGTCTTTCCACTTCTCGTTCCACCGATATGCTGTTGAACTCTACTCTTACTATCCAATATGTTCTGAAATGTTATCGTTGTTTGTATGTCTATTTGTGCCGGCATTGTTTACTTGTATAGTAACTTGTTGTATTTTTTGTTCTATTTCAGCACGCATCTCTGTGCGGCTGAGTTTAGGTAAATTAAATTCTAATAACTTAATAGATAAATCAACTGCCGCTTTCGGGTCTTCCTTAATTAGTTTATCCATTATTGCAGGAAGTTCATCCATAACTCGATTTGTTGCACGAGCTAATGTAAGCTTCATTTGTTCAGTGCTTCTATTTAGGGCACCAACCGGTCTTCCTTTTGCTAACTTATGTCCTTTTGTAAACGGCATTATATTAAATCTGTATTATTTAAATATATAACACCCATATTTCGATTCTGTAATTAAAGCGATACATACGTTGCCCACCAACACAATAATCCAATGGTGAGGAGATATATCGCTAATAGAGTAATTATTTCTTTATTCTTCTGATACCAATTCATATCCATACATTTTTATTACATTATCGTCACTGTCCAAAATCAATAACATACCTCTATACTTATCTCCTTGCACTAGGATTTGCTTATCTCTTATCCATGTCCAACGGAAAGTAAAATTGACATAATTGTAATGTACTCGGGCTTCATTCATAATATCCTCTAGTATCTGGTATTGATTTTGCATCTAATGGTTTTCTACCTCTCTTACCACTTCCTTTATCTATTGTCTTTGTCGAAAATCTTAAATCAATGCACCATAACCATATACCACTTTCTACCATAAACTCTAATTCTCTTCCGTATATCTCTCTCCTTTGTTCAGATGTTTCTGCGGCATCTAATTCCTTTTGTATTCTTCTATACCTTACCCTTTTTTCGTTTTCGTTTAGTGGATAAGGTTTTTTATATTCTCCTTCACTTAACTTTTGTGATTTTCTGTAATGTCTTTTTCTGCAGTTAGGGCAAAGGCAATATATGTTTCTTTGATTCCATTGGTATTCTTCTTTGCATTCCAAGCATTCTCTAGTTTCCGTTTGTAGTTTTCTCATCTGGTTTTGGTATAACTTCGTTTAAGTATCTTCTTATTTTTTTAATTGCAAGGAATGTTGTCGATTTACTTATTCCTATTTTCTTTGCTAAGCTTTCCATTGTATCATCACTTTCAAAATATAGTGAGAAGATACGTGCTTGCGGCCACATACGGGTTTGTTCTAATGCTTTTAGTTCTCCTATTATTTGTCTATGGGTTTCCATTACTTGCAAGTCCCATCCTTCATTATATTCTATGTATTCTTCTTCTGTATCTATCCATTCTTTTAAGGTTGTCCGATTCATTTTCTTAACCTTATTCATCCAACGAGAGTGTAGAAACTTATTACAATAGAATAGATTGAATGTATTTTGTCCGTAGAATATTTTAGGATTACATTTTTCAAGCAGATAGATATAAAGGTCAGAAACTAATTCTTCTGCATCTTCTCTGTGCTTTGTTAGTTTCTTTGCTTCTCTTACTAACCATATGTGAGATTCTCTATATAATCCATCTACTCTTTTCTCACAATTACAATAATCAATAGAGCCGGTATCTATCATACTATTCTCTTTCTTTTACCCAATTCCAAAGGAAGTCCACTGCTCTTTTCCAATGTGCTCCGCTTGATGCACAGGTGCATGGTTGTGGTTCTTTTTCTCCTCTGATGTGATTAAATGTATTCCAAACATAAGGTGCTTTATCTTCTGGTAGATATGCTCCTATATTCTGAATGAAACCTTTTAGTTCAATGAATTCCGATTCGGTAAGTGGTGCGTATTTATTTTCCATTTGGTTTAACAGTTTTAAGTTTAGGAAGTTTAAGTTCTTTTGCTACTGGCTGTTGTGGTTGTGGTACAGGTTGTTCTAAATTCAATAAGTGTTTAATCATTTGGATATTAGGATGATTGCCTGGAAATGCTATTGCCATGCTTGCTAATACTAATACCATATCATTTACTGATTGCATCTTTGTCCAATCTACCATATAAATACTATTCGGGTCAATCTTTGGTTCGGTTCCTGCTAAACTAATCTTTGTTGTTTCCATTGTTTTTTATTTTTATTAAATTATCTACTATATTTTCTATCTTTTCCGATGTCATTGGGAAATCTTCATCCCAAAGAGTTAGATTTGGTTTTGGTACATCTAAATTCACTTCTGTTGATTTAAGTAACAAATGGAACAAATCCCACTTATTCCAAATCTGATAATAACGAGTACCTTCTAAATGTATCAGGTACCAATCTGGTCTGATTTCTTTTATACTGCTAATCATATGTTGGAAAATCGTTTAAGTTAATATTAATTTTATCACATCCTCCATCATAGTATGGATTAGTTAATCTGTTTAACCATTGTTTACGTTCACAACATCCACATTTATTATATCCAAATACTCTTGCGATGGCTAGTGATATCCTTTCTCCATATCCTAAACTGATTGTATGAATGAGTGCTTCAACCCAATCTCCTATTTTGATATGCCTTTTAAATCTACTCCAATATATTTCACACCAACCTATAAATTGTTGTTTGGTCATTCCCATTATTGATGTTCTTCTTTTCATTTTGATTCTTTAACTGCTTTTTTAATAAGGTTTGCTGTAAACTTTCCAATTTTAAAACCATGCCTGTCGCAATATGTTTTAAGTAACTCATGCACTTCAATTGGAATCTGTATTAGTGCGTACTTTTTTTCTTTCTTATCCATTTTATATTTTTTGATTTAATGATATACCCATATTCATAAATTCCTGAATGCAAACCTTTTCATACTCTCTTAACCTTTTTCTATCAATCTTGTCGAATTGAAGTATAATACCCATTCGATGTCCTTCTAATCCCCACTTTCTAAATGATTCATCTAATATAGGTTGCTTGATTGTTCTCTGTCCTCTTAATACTTTTCTGTATCTGTTCTTATGTTCTAGGAAACGTACCTGTGGATACATCTTTGTCATACCAACATAGAATTGACCTTCAGGGTTTGTGATGTAATAAACACATCCACCTTTATCTGCTTTTCTATATTTTGATACTAATTCTACAATCCTATCTGCATTAGCTCTTTGCCATTGTGCATGATGATGTGGATTAATTTCGGTTCTGAATTTACGATTTGTTTTTTTATTACAATCTTTGCAAGAGAATTGTTTACCGTCTTTAGCTGCAGAATTCTTACTGAATCTTTCGTAAGGTAATGTCTTTAAGCAAGTTGTACATTGTTTTGTAAGTGCCATATCTATTAACTTTTATAGATATAAATATAAGAAAGTTTTTCTAAAATAACAAATTTATATAAATATTTTTCTGAA